AAGACCTTTGTGGGTGTCGTAGACACCTTAATCGTACCTTTAAGTAATAAAGATAAAATTAACCGTTATTCTGTGATAACTCACCTCTGGCTTCACCCTTCTTAGGGTCTGTCGACAACAAGATAGACTTTAAGTTGGGTATTTTCCTTAGTTCAGCGTCCAATTCCTTGTAAAATTTCATTTTACTTGGCTTGAAGTGAGAACTAGTAACGGATTTCTCCGTTATGTCAGGAACAGCTGGAATAATCGAGTTGTCCATATGATCTACAGCATCTCTTATAAAGTCGTATACGTTGTGAAACGTATAGTCTTTACAATCGTCTCACCGAACAAGTTCGGGTTGAGTCGAGTTAACTTCTATGGTTTTGTTGATAAAACAATCCATAAAGTAATGATTTGCTGGTGTATCATGGGAGAATTTTACTCTCTTATACTTATTACGGACGATCCAGTACCCATCCCAAACCATTGTACCAATCTTATCGATTAGTACTTGGCTTGAATTCTGGTTATCATAAAAAGATTTAACAATCTTTCTATTTACCAGATGAGTAACAGCAGAGACTAGAGCTTCAAGCTCTTCAAGACCTAGCGCTCTTTCTCCCAGAAATGGTGAGAGACCAGTCGCTTGGACAAATCCTAAAGGTCCAATTATTTCTCAAATAATTGAATCCTTAATGGACTTGTCGGTCTTTGCTATCTCAACAAATTTCTCTGTTTTGATAGATAGTCCCCTACTAATCATATCCCGAAGGACTCCTGGTAATCCCGCCTTATTTTGTAATAAGACGGAGACCAGCTTAGCCGGTAAAGGAGAGACATCAGTCTCTCCCATAACAAGCCGCTTTGCGAACTCGGCGATACCTACGTCACTTTCTAAAGTTTTAGAAAGGTTAATAGTCACACCTAATTCGTTACAAAGAGTTAGATAAGCTTTGGCTACAGATGAGTTAGCAATAACTATATCATCACCAAGCACTGCATAGTCCTTAAAAAGACTAACGAAACCAACCCTACGGGCTGATTCCTGTACAATGACATGATGAGATAAAGCGAGCATAGCCCAAGAAGACAAAGCACCCATTGGCTGTCCTACTGCATAATAGTATGGTACTTGTTCTAAGTACCACGGTCTATTAACAAGAAGGTTTCTTCAATGTTCGGCAAACTCCTTATTAATCATAAGAGAGAGAACCTGAACCTGAAGGTCAATAGGTAGTCTATCAGTAGCCGCAGAGAGGTCAAAGGAATAGAATTCCTTCAAGCCTCTTGCGGTTAATGATCTAAGAGGCTTAAGCTGATCGAATGTCCCATCCATAGGGATAGTTCGAAGAACCCGGAAAAGGTAATCATGTAGCGGAGCCAATAAGGACTGTGTCCAAATATCGGTTATCGCAAACAATCTTATCTTACCGGCAGCTTCAGTCTTCTTAGATAGTCTACCTAACTTTAAGTTAGATAGAATTACTTTATCTTTAGGATTAGTAAAAGTCTGTATTCAGTCAGGAATTATAGAGATTTCCTTTTGAAGGAGCTCATATAATTCATGTCCGGTTGTTCTAGCTAGGATCTCAAAACTCTGAAGTAGACCCGGGTTCTCCTTAAACGCATAAGCGTCTAGGGTTACACCTTGGGAACTTACTTTAGAATTGGGACCAGCTTTAACAGAAGGTATCAAAGCCCCACTGGGTATAATACTATATCCGAAACATCGGAGTCTAGTTAATCCAGATCTGACGGTTCATTCAGGTAGTGTTTTAGAACTACCCGTAAACTCATCAGTTATGGTGTTTAATTTAAGAACACCAGGGACTTGAATAATTCTGTAAACCGTAAGAATACTCAACACCAATGTTATTATCTGGGTATCTTTGGCTTCTATACGAAGTCTAAGTTTTCCAGGAATAATTAGTGGTAGTCCACGACGAGTGGCTACCCTAGGAGTTGTGCTACACTCTTCGGGGTTACCACTCACTTGTTTCATCACCAGACGATGACTCTCCTTTAAATAACCAACCAAAAATAGTGTTCCACTATTTTTGTTTATGGTATGAAAAGTAGAAATCATCTGGAAGATGAATCGTTTCATGTCGTTTTCAGAAAGCAGCCAGAGCAAGATCCGGGCAAAATTACTCAATTTATTAAGTTTAAATTTTGGTAATCTTAACCCTTTCT